AATGTCCGGATCGCCTTGCCGCTGATGATAGATTTTCTGGATCAGTTTCCAGGCCGCCCACTCCAGATCCCCGGCGCCGACGCTTTCCAGGGTCGTTGATCCAGCTGGATCAAAATCGTATCCAGCTTGATAGGTGGCGCGGTAGTGCTGCGGCAATTTCTTGAAACGACCATTGATGTATTCAATGATGCCGGCCGCCAGTTTTACGAAATAATCCTCGGAATCTATCGCCGTCCAGGAATCCTGATTATCGGATGAATCTCTTTCCTCCAGAGAAGTGAAAGTTATTACCGGATACTGCTTCAGCAGCAATAGCTGGCCACCGCCGCCATCATAAACTTCCGCAGTATAGGTCGTCTTTTTGAATCGCCGATCGCAATAATTCTCAATGAAATTCGTCACCGCGTTTATCAAACTATCAATTAAGGCATCATCATCGGTTGCCGTTATGCCCAAAAATGTTTTAACTCTTGCCCTCGTAGTGAGAGCATAGGCTAAAAGCGACATGATTTATTTGGTCACGTAGCCGCGCTTTTTCTTTCGCGGCCGCATTTCCTTTGTTTTTTTTATCTTTTTTCTCATTTTTGCTTTCCTCTCTCCTCCGCTCTGCTATGCGTTCCGGGGGTTCACCCGGCTTTTAATCGCCATCACAAGTGGCAGCAAAGCGGAGTTCGACAGGAAATCAAAAATCAAATGGAATTTCTAAGCAACACCCGTATTGGTGATAGCTACGAATGCTCTCGTATTAGCCAGCTCCCCATCAATTCTTTCTTCCACTCTGACTGCTATCATATTGCGCTCCCAGAGACTGTATCCGGCTATTACGGCCTGGTCAGCCACGCTGATAGTCATCGGCAGTTTCATGCCAATATAATAAGCGCTCAAATCGCCAAAAAGAATCGTCGCGGCTGCCAAGTCGTTCTGTTCCAACACTGGTCTTCCCTTTAGAGCCGGGATTCCCGGTTCAGTGATGATCCCACTATCTAACAGCAGCGGCCGGTTCTGCGAATCCTTCATGTTGGAGACATTGGCAATCGTCCGTCCATTCATCAGCCAGCTGGCCCGGTTGCGATAAGCTGAAGGCAGGCGCCAGAATGCAGACACAATGTGGTCGAACGTCAAGGCATTGCCGGCACTGATGGTTGAACCCATCGTATAGGTCGACAATCCCGTCGGCCGACCCGTTCCGCTGCCGTTCATGAATGCCTGGTCCTCTGCTTTGGCCACTGCTTCACCCAGTGCTTTGGAAACGATTTGCACCACATTGAATGGCGAATCCTGCAGCAATTCGGTCGTGATAGGCACGATGGCTGCCAGCTTATATGGCGTTAGCGAAATCTGGCTAAATGTCATGGAGGAGGTTGCCTTCTGTCCCTGCTCCGAGCCCCACTGCACAATCGGCTTGGTGGCTATCGCATCGATATTCAGCTGGTTCGTCTTCATCCCCGTCATGTCAATGACGCTGGCATTCGGTTTGATCACCGCCACATCCTCCACTAAATCAACCAGCACATTATAAAGCAGCGTCGGCACGAGGTTTCCGCCTTCCGCCGCAGTCGCTTCGTTCAGCGGCTCCCACTTCTGATAATATTCCCTGATTCCCTTATCATCCTTGCGTAGAAATGCCTGGAACCATTTGCCCAGGTCGCCGGCCGCTTCCTTATCAAGTTCTACTACTTTGCCTTTGCGGGTCGTATAAAGTTTGATTTTTTCGCCGCTGCCAGTTGCCTTGTTCAAGAGTTGCTTGGCTTTCTCTTTCGCCTCATCACTAATTTTCGTTTCAGCCATTATCTCCTTGATTCTCTTTCCAATTCTTTCGGCCAGCGCCTTCGCTTCTTCCTCCACTTTCGCCTCTTCGGTTTCCGGCGGAGTGCCTTCCGGCGGAGTCCCCTCAGGAGGGGTCCCTTCCGGCGGAGTCGGTGGCGCAGGCGGCGTCTCTTCAAGCGGCTCTTCCTTTATTTCGTACTTTTTCCCTTCTATCTCAACGAATTTTTTTACCACTTTTTTGACCGATTTCACTTTCCACTTTTTAATTCGTGGATTGCGAATTCGGTCGTCTTATCTACTAACTGCAAAGCCCTCAGAATTTTTTTTCTCTTAATAGCCTTGCCATCGACCTTTGTTTTTTCATCTGCCCCCTTAGCTGGCGGCTCGGTCTGAGCCATCAGCTCCTCAAGAGCTTCGATTGATTGTTTCATCGAATCTATGCAGGCGCGGATTAGCGCCCGATTTTTTTCCGAAATCACGCGGCCTTCCTTAATCTGGGCCACCAATTTTCTGATCTCAATAATGTCTATTATTTCAGTCATATCACTCATATCAAAATCGTATTCTTTGCTGTGTTCTTCCACCCAGGTCTGGGCTTCGGCCACTGTCCATTTATCTTTATCAAAAAGATAGCTCTGCACATGCGTCGGCCCATTCGGATCGGTCTTGTATTTTCCGATGATCGCCTTGATTCCCTGCGCCGCCGAAATGGTGATGGTCCGGAATGAATCGTTAACGAACTTGTCCGGATTCTCCACTCTGATCCTGATATAATTTTCCGTCACTTCCGGCGCCGGCTTCATGCCGTAGCTCTCCAGCATTTGGCCGATTTCCTCCTCTGTCATTTCCTTAAATTCCGGCGGCTCCTTTTCGAAATCCTTGTAATGCCCGGCCAGATGGTTATAGACGCCTTTTTTGTCGGCATCCGGAATATCCACCCCTCCCCTGGCACCCAAAAGGGCACCCATAGCCGCCGCCACGCCCCGCCAGACTGTCTTGTATCCCGAAGTAGTATGATGTGGCAGCTTATAGCTTCCTTTCACGTCCGGATTGTCTGAATCAAACCAGGCGCACATCTCTTTCAGATCTGCCACTTCCGCATTCCTCACTTCGGCCCCGGCGTCCCATTCAGTCCCTTCCTCGGCCAGCGGATGCTTCTTATAAGGGATAACCCCCTTAAACATCTGCTCCACTTCTTTCTCGAAGGATTTGAACGCCAGACTCAGTCGCGCCTCGGCATTGGCCGGAATATTGACCACGGAAATTTCCAGCAATTCCTGCTCCAGATACCTGTTGCCGTCTTGATTGAGCGGCATAAAACCGACGCTGAATGTATTTAAAAATCCGCCGCGCACCAGATCCGCCACTTTTTTGGCAAAGTCATTTTCCTTTTCGGCGAATTCGGCATCAAAAATCAGTGCTCCGCTTCCCACCTCGACGGCGATTTTCGTCACCTTGCCGATCGGCAGCTCGTGCGCCATGTGCGACCATAGCAGCCGCGGCGCTTTGCGGAAATTATCGAGCCGCCAACCATAGGGCTCCAATACCTCGCCCTCGCGATCCAAGGAGCCGGTCGAGGCAACGGCGCCGATGATCGTGCCATTCTCCTTGATTTCCCTGACGAAACCTTTAGCAAAAATTTTCTTAAGCATATTTTTATTAAAAAAGCAGGGAATCCGACGGCAAAAGATTGTTCATCTTTCGTCTGTCAAATTCCCCGCTTTGGGTGAATTTTTTTATTCGGTTTTTTATATAAAATTTATTCCATTACCGGCATAATCGTGCAACGACAGTTAACATGCAAAGGCGGTCCTTCAATATCTTCATATTCCAATTTCATTGGCCTGTCTGTCTCGGCTGGTTCAAATCTGTCTCCCTCATCAAAATATGTCTCTTCCAGCGAAACTATTTTTCCATCCATTGAGGCGCAATAATCGCAGGTGCGCTCATCCATAGCCGTCAGCCATTCCTTTTTTTCGACAACGCCTGATTGCCGATATCCTTCGATGGTCGCGAAATTGGATGCCCGCGAAACCTCTGTCCGGGCGATGGCATAAGCGCGCGCCTCAATCGCCTCCTCAAAAACATCTGAAATTCTCTGTTTAATTTCGGTAATTCCTTCGCCAGCCGCCATGCCATCAGAAATTGCTTGATTGATTTTGTCTTTAGTCGTTTGATTGACATTTTTGGCAAATTGGGTTCCCCTGGTCTTCAAGAATTGCGCCACCCTTTCCGCGGCCGTTTGGAACTCTCTATCCGAGCCAATCAAATCCAGCGCCTCGTCCCCATGCCTCTCTATGATATCCATCAGGAACGGCGAAAATACTTTCACGAAAATGCCTTCCTCCTTTTCAATGTCGAAATTAAAACCGATCTTTTTGAATTCTTTTTCGGCTATGCTTCCCAGTACTTCGTCTTTCTGCCTGCCAAACTCCTCTGTCAGTCGCTTCCTGAAGTTGACCTCTTCTCGGTCGGCCCGCTTGACAATATAATCGGCCATATTCTCGCGAAATTTTTGGTTGAAATTCTTTGCCGT